TTCTTTATTTTTATTATTAAAAGTAGCAATATAGTATATATTTTTTAAATTATCTTTCCAGTCTTCATATGGATCTATGTATGAGGATAATACTTTTTTTGAAAAATTGTTAAATCTAGAAACAAAATCTAAATTTAATTTATTAACTTTTTTATCAAAATCATTTTTAATCATTTTATTTATTAAATAGCCAAAAAATTTTGTTAAAATAAATTTGTCATTAACACTATTTAAATATTTTGGTATATCTAATTTTTCTATAATTTTAGTATTTGTATTTTTTAAATTATTTATAATAGGATATATTTGACTGTAACCAATAAAATTTAAATAATTATTAATATCATTATTTATTTTACCTTGTAATTGAAAATAATTTAAATTAACATCTATATTACTATATAATTCTTTTTTTAATTCCCTTATAAAAGGAGATACATTTACATGTTTATAAGAATCTTGTTGTTCCGAATATGTAATAGTTAAATATTTTTTAGCTCTTGAACTTGCTACATAAAATAATCTTCGTTCTTCTTCCATTTGTTCAAATTGATCATTGTAATTTTTTCCTATAATCAAAGGGAAATCTCTGCTGTTCATATCTATTAGATAAACATACTTCCATTCGAGACCTTTTGCTCCATGAACAGTTGATAATAATATATTATCTTCTTCCTCTGCATCTATTTCTATGTTTAAATATAATTCTGAAATAAATTGTTCTAATGTTAGATCATTTAAAAAATTAAGTAATGTTCTAATATCTTCTGTTTTAGCATCTATATTTGATTCTTTTTTCTTTGTCCATAAATTTGATAAATATTCTAATATATATCTAGCTTGAAACATTGGATTAGTATTTTTATTAATTTCTATCATGAAAGTATGTAAATCTTCTAAACACCTTTTAAACAATTTCGATTTTTTCATAAAATATTCAATAGAATCAAAAATATTTTCTCCGTGTTCAATAATTTTATTTGCATCTCTAATATTTTTATGTAAAGCTATGACACGTTTCCAATGTAATACACTTTTTTTATTAATAAGAATAGTAATAAATGCAATAAAATCTTTAACATGATTTTTATTCAATAATGATAATCCTATTTGTTTAATACAAGGTATTCTATTTTTCATCATTACAAGTTCTATATCATCTATTAATTTATTTTTTCGAGCTAATATTACCATATCAGAGTATTTTTTTCCATTTTTTATATTTTTTTTTATATCATCTATTATCCATTGATATTGATTTTCCTTACAAATAATTTGTGGTTTAGATCCTAATTTTTCTTGCACTGCTTCAACATTTTTTTTAAATTGATTAACATTTTGTTCTATTATATTTTGACAAAAATTAACAATAGAAGGTGTAGATCTGTAATTTTTTTCTAATTTATATAATTTACTAGGTTTAAAAGTTTTATCAAAATTATTTATATATTTTATATTAGAACCTCTAAATGAGTAAATAGCTTGAGCATCATCGCCTACTGCCATTATATTTGATTTATTATAAAATTTATATAATATATGATTTTGTATAGGATTTACATCTTGATATTCATCAAAAAATACATAATCTATTTTATTAATAAATTCTTTACCATCATTTGTATCAAGAAATTTACTAAATTCTACCATTAGATCAGAAAAATCAGTTAATCCTTGTTCTTTTTTTTTAGTTTGATAAATTATATAAACTTGTTCAATAAAATCTTCATATTTAGTCATGTTATTTTTTCTAATAACAGTTTTTATATCAAATGGATAAGAACATGATGCACGCATAACAATATCAGATATTTTTTTTTTAATAAATTCTATTTCTTCAGGAGTCATATTTTTTGATTCATAAGGTTTTTCAACCATATCTAAAAGCATTGTTCTAGAATCATTTTCGTCTAATACAGTACTATTAATATATTGATAATCTTGTAATATTCTATATGATAATCCATGTAATGTTCCTACATATAATGGTAATTTGTTAGGAACAACATTATTAATTCTATTAGACATTTCTTGACCTGCTTTTTTTGTAAATGTAATAAGTATAATTCTTTCAGAATTAATTTTTTTTAAAGTAACTAAATTTACATATCTTGAAATAAGAGTGTGTGTTTTTCCTGAACCTGGACATGCAATTACTAATATATTTTTATCATTTGATTCTACTATTTCTTTTTGTTGTTCATTAAGAGGAATAGATTTTGCTACATCTTCAACATTAAAATTAGCCATTTTTTTTTCTAAATCTATTAATTCATTCTGTAATGAATTTACTTTTTTTTTATATTTTATAATTTTTAATTTTAGTTTTTTAGATTTTTTTATTAATTTATCCATCAATATTATATTAGATTTCAATTCTTTAATTTAAATTTTAAATATTTATCTATTATATATTAATATGAATATTATAGTTTTAGGAACTATTTTTTTTATTTTAAAAAATTTATTAAAAAAAAATGAAAATTTTTTAGGTGGAGGTGAAAATTTAAGATCAAAAGCTGCAATTATTCCACATGCTGGTATAGATTATGCAGGTGATTGTAGAAAAAATGCATTTATAAATTTAGATTCAAATGCTAAATATGTTATTTATATTGCAGCTATTCATAATTCCAGAGGATTAGATAATGATGGTTATTTGTTAAAGAAAGATATTGGTTTTCCTGATTTATTAAATATGCCATATTTACCTCATAGTGAACATTCTTTTGATTGGGTTGAAGATGAAATAAGAAGATATTTTAAAAATGCTAAAATTCTAGCTTTTAGTCCATTAAAAAGTAATTTAGAATATATAGAAAAAATTGTGGATTTTGTTAATAATAATGATTGTATTTTATTAGCAACAACTGATTTAGTACACTATGGTGAAAATTTTAATTTTACAAATTTTGGTTATCCTGAAAAATTACAAAAACAAATTTATGAAGAAGAATTTTTATATCAAATTACAAAAAAAAATGAAAATTTAGATTTGAATAAAATTAATCTATTAGTTAAAGATAATAATTTAATGTGTGGACCCTATGCTATGAATTTGTTTATGACTATAATTAAGAGATTAGGTTATAATGGAAAAATAGTTGATTATTATGATTCTTCATCTAGTGGAGAAAAAGACTTGTTAAATAAGTATACAATTAAACCAGAGAAAACAAGTAATTTTGTTTCATATGTTTCTGTAGTATATGGTACTAATATTGATAAAAAATATTTAACAAAATTTGATATAATGGCAGCAATAGGTATGGTTAAATCTAAAATTTATCAAGATGTTTATGATCAAAATGATAAATACACATTAAAATTTCCAAAATGGTCTATTTTTAATAAAAGAAAACATGGTATTTTTGTAGGAACTGAATTAAATAACAATACAAATTGTTCTTATGGAAGATTTGAAAATGGTGAATTGTCTTCAAAAAAAATTCTAGAAGCAGCTCATGATTGTAAATTAGATGCTAGTGGTAGATGGGGAGTACCATATTCTAAAGATAATCTAGAAATAATGAAATATAAAGTTGAATTATTAGATTTAAAAAAAAATTGGGTAAAAATAAAAGGTAATGAAGTATTAAAAAAATTTAAGTTAGATGGTAAACATGGTATGAAAATTATTTTTCCTGATGGAGCTGGATCAACTTATTTACCAGTAGTAGCAAAAGATATGTTAAAAGAATGGAGTATTATAGATTATATGAATAATTTAACTCGTAAAGCATATGGATATAATAGAAATGAGAACGTTTGGAATAATTCTAATGTTAAAATAGAAATATATAAAAGTGTAAGTTATACATGGAATCCTAAAAATAATAATTTAAAAATATTTTAAAAAATATAAGTTAATATATATGTCAGAAATTTTAATAGTACAACTTATTAATTTCTTATTACAAGTATCATTTGATTTAATTATAAAAATATCGAACAATGCTTGTATTGACGAGAGTGAAGGAGGAAATATAGTTATGACTTTTATTAAAACGGTTTTAGATGGTCCATATAAATTAATTTATTATTTTTTTTCTAGTGTAGTATTATTATCTATATTTAATAAAAAAAGTTTTATTGCGAATTTTATAATACAAATTTTAGGTTTTCTTCCTTATCTGTATATATTTCATATTATTCAATATTTAGGATGTTAAATTTTATAATACATTTTATCTTGATTTTTTTTATTTTTTCTTCCAAATATATTATTTTTGTATTTTTTAATAAATCTATCTAAACAACTCATATGATCTAATAATTTTAGATTATATGTTTTTATCAATTTTTATTTAATTTCTAAATTAATTATATGAATAATCAATTTAGAAAATATAGTAATGATATTAATAATTCTATTCGTAACAGTTATTTAAAATTAAGAACAAATCAAACATTAAAATATAATAAATTTATAAGAGAAAAGTATTTATTTTTTAAAAAAAAAATGAATATTTGGGAAGCTATAGAATCATTGGATAATTTTATAGACATTAGTGATCCAGATATTAATTTACCTAATTTACATCATTTATTGCAAACAGCAGAAGCTATTAGGAAGGATGGATATCCTGATTGGATGCAATTAGTAGGATTAATACATGATTTAGGTAAAGTAATTTATTTAAAAGGTTGTGATCAAGATGGAACATCTATAAAAGAACAATGGGGAATTGTAGGAGATACTTTTATAGTAGGTTGTAAAATTCCAGATTCATGTGTTTATTCAGAATTTAATAAATTTAATCCTGATAATTTTAATAAAAAATATAATACAAAATATGGAATTTATGAAAAAAATTGTGGATTATCTAATTGTTATTGTTCTTTTGGTCATGATGAGTATTTATATCAAGTTTTATTATTTAATAAGATTAAATTGCCAGATGAGGCTATGTATATGATTAGATATCATTCGCTGTATCCTTGGCATAAAGAAAATGAATATAAACATTTAATGGATGATAAAGATAGTAAAATGTTAAGATGGGTAAAATTATTTAATAAATATGATTTATATTCAAAAAATGATAATAAATTAAATATTATTGAATTAAAAAAATACTATTCCAAAATAGTAGATAAATATATTGGAAAAGAATTATTGTGGTAATTTATCTTTTAATTAAAATTGTAATTAAAATAGCTGATATTAAGCCAGTGGTAAGTAATATATAATATAATAAATAATCATTTCTTTTTTTCTTTATTATTTCTTTTTTATATTCTTTTATAATTATTTTTCCATTTTTATTTTCAACTAATATTCCTTCAGATTTAAAAAAGTCTTTTAACATATATTTTATTCTTTCTTTATCATTCAAATTAAGAAATATATCTTGTTTTGTAGGAGTTAAACTTTCGTAATAATTTTTTAATGTAATTATCAATTCAACAGCATTTTTATCTTGAATATTAGTTTTAATAACATCAATAGGTAAATTTAAAATATCATTGGAATATCCTAAAAGTTCGGAAACATCAACATCCGGATCTTCATTTATTCTATCAATAATTAAATTTATTTTATCATCACTTAGATTATCGACTGAATATTTTTTATTAGTATTTGTATTTGCAAATTTTTCAATTGAATTGTTATTATTAATAACATCATCATATATTAAACTAAAACCTACACTAATTGCTACTAGCGATAATATTCCTATCCCGAATTTACTTACTAATTCTTTTAATGTTTTGTTATTTTCTAAAATTGATAAAGATATATTTTTGGTAGTTTCTAAAGATTTTTTTTTTAAAGATTTAAAACTTGATTGGGAAACTGCAAATAGTATATCATCATCAGCTTCGTTTTTAAGATATTTAAGTAATGGCTCTCTAAAATCTTCATATTTTTCAGATAATGTTTTCCATTTATTAGAAGGTTTTTTTGCAGTATTGGATAATTTTCTTAGAATATTTTTATTATTTTTTTTAATTTTAATTTCATTTTCAATAAGTGTATTTAATCTTTTTCTATCAATATTGTCTATAGTACCTAATATTGTTTTTTTTCTTTGAATTAATGATTTTTTAATACTATTATTTTGTTTTATAAAATTATCTGAATTATTTTTTTTAATTACTAATTCTATTTCAGGTATTTGATCTGGTTTTATTACATAAGCTTTTCCACCTACAAAAAAATTTCTAGTTTTAGCACTAGCACCTGGATTTTCAAATTTTATATTTAATTTTTTCAAGTCTTTTGAAAAATCATTTATTTGTTTCTTAACATCCTTACTATTTTCAACTAAAACCAAATTAATTTTATTATCAATTAGTTCATTAGTAATATCATTATTTTTAATCATAGATTGTATAACATCTTCAGAATATTCAGGAGCTTTAAATCCAGGAGGAGGACTAGGTATTCCTAGTTTTTTTATTTCATTATCATTTAGTGGTCTTTTCATAGATTTTCCTAAACTATTTGTATCATTTGATAGAGGTGTTATAATTGTTTTAACACCTTGATTATTTTTAAGAGAACTTATATCAGGTTCAGTTACCTTTTGTGAATTAATTTTAAATAAATCACTTTTAGGTACATCAATTTTTGGTAAATTAGTTTTTGGTAAATTAGATTTTGGTAAATTAGCTTTTGGTAAATTTAGATTAGATGAATTAATTTTTAGATCATTAGAATATTTTAATTTAATATTTGATTTATTACTTTTTGATAATAATTTTTTAAAATTTTCTTTTTTTTTTAATAATTGAAGTAATATTAAAATAATAATTATTATATTATAAATTTTCATATATATAAAAATATAGATAATAAATTTTAATATTTTATTTAAACAATAATTAACATTATTTATTAAATGACAGATAAAAATATGAATGATCTAGAAAATAATGTTCATGATAATTGGAAAGAATATAGTGAAACATTTGATGATAAAATAAATGAAATGTGGAATTTTATAATGTATAGTGATTTTAATAATAAAGAATTAATAAAATTACATAGGGAAATAAGATTTTTAAGAAAAGATTTAAAAAAAGAAAAAAGAAAAGTTGATGATTTAGAATTTGATATTGAAAGATTAGAATGTCAAAATTCAAGATTAAAAAAGAAACAGAAAAAAGATAATAAAAAATATACAAAATTTGATAATGATAAAAATTGGTTTAATAAACAAAAAAGGTCTAAACCTAAAAATTATGTAGGAGTAAATGAAGATGATAAAGATAAATATCTAAAAAAAATTTTTTCTAATTTAAATAATATAAATGATATAATTGATTTACAGAATGAAATTCATAGATTTGATTATTTTAAAAATGACAAATTCAAACAATTGTATATGTTAATACCATCATTGGAAAGATTGAATAAAGTAATTGGAATGAAAAATGTAAAAGATAGTGTTTTTCAGATGATTTGTTATTTTATACATGGTTTAAGTGGTAAAGGGGAATTGAATCATTGTGTTATTACTGGACCACCTGGAGTAGGTAAAACTACATTAGCTTCTTTATTAGGAGATATTTATTTAAGATTAGGTTTTTTAAAAAATAATAATTTTGTTGTTGCTAGTAGAAGTGAATTAATTGGAAAATATTGTGGACATACAGCAGTTCAAACTCAAGAAAAAATAAATGAAGCGGAAGGTGGTGTATTATTTATAGATGAAGTATATTCCTTAGGAAATAAAAAGAAAAGTGATTCATTTACAAAAGAATGTATTGATACTATTAATCAAAATTTAACAGAGAAAGGGGATAAATTTTTGTGTATAGTAGCTGGATATGAAAAAGATGTTGAAGAATGTTTTTTTGCATATAATCGTGGATTAGAAAGAAGATTTCCAATAAGATTTAATATAGATAAATATGATTATACAGAGTTATATGAGATATTTATGAAATTTTTAACTGAAGAAAATTGGAATTTAGAAAGAGATGCTTTTAGTCCAGCTGATTTAAAAGATAATTTGGAGTTATTTAAGTTTTTTGGAGGTGATATGAAAACATTATTTCAGTCTGTAAAAAAGTATTATAGTTTAAGGTTAATGAAAGAGTCTGTTGACAATAATACAAAAAATAAAAAAATAAATAGAGATGATATAAAAAAAGCATTAGAATCTTTCAAAGAATTAAGAAAGAAGGAAGAGATTCCAGATTTTGTAAAAAATATGTTCTTATAAAATAAATTATATAAAGTTTATTAATGGAATGTAAAATTTTTTTAAAAAAATATAAAGAAATATTAGAAAAATTAAATAATAATATAGATAAAATAAAAGTTAATTCAGATGATCCTTTAATAACGAGTTATATATTAAGTGATTTAAATAAGGTAAAGATTAATATAAAATCAATTGAAAATTTTGATGAATTATTAAAAAAATGTATAGATTAATAAATTATATATAAAATTTTTATTAATAATAATTTTATAATGTAATATATATGAGTAATAATTTTAATACATATGTAATTAATTTAAAAAAAGATAAAGAAAAGTGGCAAAAAATTAATGATCATTTTAAAAATACTGGATTAAAATTAATAAGATTTGATGCTATTTATGGTAAAACTGTAGATAAAAAAACCAAAAATAAATATACAACTAAATTATGTAATATATTTTGTCCAAATGGAGTTGTAGGGTGCGGTATTTCTCATATAATGTTAAATGAAATTATTAGTAAAAAGGATAATAATGATTTTGCTTTAATTTTAGAAGATGATGTTATACCATCAAATAATATAAAAAAAGAAATTTTAAATTATGTAAAAAATATGAAATTTGAATGGGACATTATTAAATTATTTGACCAAGGATTTTGTAATAGTAAGTCTAAATTTAATTATAATAATAGTTTAATATCAAAATTATTTCCATGTGGATCAACAGCTGCTTATTTAGTTTCTAAAAATGGTTCAAAAAAAATAGCAAATATGAAGTTATATAATCACATAGATTTACAATATCAATTAAATTCAGAATTAAAAATTTATAAAATGAATAAAAAATTAATATATACTGATGAATTAGATAGTTCAATTTCAAGTAATGATGGTATTATAAATTCACTTAATATATTTAATCACAGAGATAAAAAATTGAATATGCCTATTAGTTTTTTTTTAAATCAAAAATTTATAAAAATATTTAATATAGAAATATCATATTTTAATTTTTTTATAATTGGTATTATAGCTATTTATAAATTTTATAATTTAGAAGTGGTTAAAACATATATTATATTAACATTTTTATATTTTATTATAGGATATCTGTTTTATACTTAATTAAAATTATAATTTTTTTATAATTTTAATTTATTTTAAAACTACACCTTCCCATGAACTTTTTACAGATTTTCCAAGTTTTTCATTTAGATAATTTTTAAGTTCTTTTTTTGAAGGTACATCTTCTCCATGATTATTAGAATACCATCCAGTAAAATGAGAATAAAATTCACTACTTTTTACAGTATTTGTTTTATCATCATTTTTCTCAACACACAATGAAAAATAATCATTAAATATAGTATTATGATTTGTTTCTAAATTATTTTTTTCATTATTAGAATCACTAATTTCATCTTCATTAATTAATTCATTATTGATTTTAAATAAATATTCAACTAATGGTAAAAAATTTTGATATTTTTTTACAAATAAATCTAAATTTTTTTTATTACTGTCATTATTCATAAAATATTTTAATCTCACTAAAACACTTTTTAGATAATTCTCATTAGTATCTTTAAGTAATGATGTTAATTCATTTTTAAATCCGGCTTCTTCCATTATTTCTAATAATTGTGGATCATTTTCATTGATTAGTAAATTTAAAGTTTCTAGATTAAAATAGAATAATTCAAGATCATTATTTGTCTCAACTTGCATATTTATATTAGTAATTAATAATCTTTTAAATAATAAAGTTGAAATATATATGTTAAAGAATAATTACTTATATTAATAAAAATGTGTGGAATTTGGGCATATATTCAAATGTATAAAGATGATAACAAATTAAAGAAAATTTTAAATGATTTTTGGAATTTAAAAAGGAGAGGTCCTGATAATTCAATATTACAAACATTTGGTAATGTATTAGTTGGTTTTCATAGATTATCTATAATGGATTTATCTTTTAACAGTAATCAACCTTATATTTTTCAAGATGGGGTAAAAACTATTGTTTTTATTTGTAATGGTGAAATATATAATTTTAAGGAATTAATACACAAACATAATTTAGATGTAGATGATAATAGTGATTGTATGGTTATTCCAAAATTATATTTAAAATATGATGATATATTAAAATTTAAAAATTTATTCATAGATGAAATAAAAGGAGAATTTTCTTTTTTATTATTTGAATTTGATAACTTAAAAAATATGAGAAAATTAATAGTTGGAAGAGATCAAATTGGAATAAGACCATTATATTGTAATAAAGATTTTGATAATAAAGAATTATTATTTTCATCAGAAATAAAATCAATGAAATCATATGAACAAGATGTTATGGAATTTCCTCCAGGAGAATTATATCATTTTGTATTTGATGAATTTGGAAATAAATCTTTACATAAAAAGGATTTTAAAACTATTTATGATGTAATACCTATTTCTCCTCGTGATGATTTGGAAATATATTTATTAAATAATCTAAGAAATGCTGTAATAAATTCTGTAAGAAGACGTTTATCAGCAGATAGACCTATTGCATTTTTATTAAGTGGTGGTGTTGATAGCAGTTTAGTTTGTGCAATAGCATCTAAAATTTTAAAAACACCAATTAAAACTTTTTGTTGTGGTATGAAAGGTGGTACTGATTTAAAATATGCTAAATTAGTAGCTGATCATATTAAAAGTAATCATACTGAAGTTTATTTTTCAGCAGATGATGGATTAGGATCTATTCCTCAAGTAATTAATGCAATTGAAAGTTGGGATACAACTACTGTACGAGCTTCAGTTGGACAATTCTTAGTTTCAAAATATATTGGAACTGAAACAGATTGTAAAGTTGTATTAGTAGGAGAGGGTCCTGATGAAGTTTGTTCATCATATATGTTTAATTGGAATGCTCCTGATGGCGATGAGTTACACGAGACTGCAAAAGAATATGTAAAAAAAATTCATTATTTTGATTGTAAAAGAAGTGATAGGTGTATATCTTATTGGGGTTTAGAAGGTCGAGTACCATTATTAGATCCAGAAGTAATAAAAGCATATTGGTTGATACCAAAAGAATGGAGACATCCTAAATATAAGGGAATTGAAAAATGGTGGTTAAGGCAAGCTTTTGCTGATATGAATATTTTACCAGATGAAGTTTTATGGCGTAAAAAAGAAGCTTTTTCAGATGGTGTTAGTAGTAAAGAAGATTCATGGTATAATATTATTCAAAATAGTTTGAATGAATATTCTGATGGAAAAGTGGATCTTAATAAATTAGATAGTCCATCTCTTGAAGCATTTTATTATAAAGAATTATTTATTGAATTGTTTGGTAAAAATAGATTAGATATTATTCCTCATTACTGGCAACCAAAGTGGTGTGGAAATGAAGATGAATATATAGATCCTTCTGCTAGAGTATTAGATGTTTATAATAATTTAGACAAAAATGTTGAAATAATAGTATAACATAAATAAATAAATATATTAATATATTTATTTTTTTATTTATTCATAAATTGTGGTATTAATAAAATTACAATTACAACTCCTAAACCTATTCCAGCAAAAACAGTATAATTAACTAAGAAATATACTATGAATGTTAGAACAACAGTTAGAATAAGTGAACCTAAAAAGCTGAATGTATCCCATAAAAATATAACAATACCTCCAAGTGCATTTACAATGGGTTTTAACAAATTCAATATTGGAAAATTTAAAACATTTGATGTTCCCTCTAATATTTCTTTTAATGGTGAAGCTATTAGTGATAAACCTATAAATAACATAAAAAATGTACCTATTCTAAATAACCATCTTTGTAATGTATTACTTGATTTTTTATCATTTATTATTTCTTTTTTAGTTTTAATACCTTTATAAAATAAACTAGATGTATCTCCATCTATTTTATCTAATCTATCATTTTTCGCAAAAACAGTTATTGTTTCATTTGTAGGTATTTTAAATAAATTAAATCTTTTGTCACCAATCATATAATTATATCTTCCATAATAAGGATAAATTGTATTTCCGTAAATACGAGTATTATTTTTAATTGATAAATCATTTTTATAAACAGGAACTTTTAAATTTTTTAAATCATTAAAAGATATCTTATTTCTATCAACTTCTAATATATTGCCATCATCTAATTTGATATTAAAACTTTTAAAATTATTTCGAATATTATAAGGTCTAGACCAATTATTGTAATATTCAGTTCTTATAGTTCTTCCTTTAGAATTTTTTATATTTCTTGAATATCTTCTATATTCATTTGTATTTATCGAACTACCTATAGCACTTTTTATTAAAATTTTATTGTTATTATAAATATTAGTAGTAAAATTATCATTAACTATTTTACCAGTTTTTAAAAGTGCAGTTTCCATATCTTTTTTAAGTTTTTTTATTTCTTTATTATTTCCTTTATTATTTATTTCTGACCAAAATATTGATGGTATCCAAAGTAAAACTAATATTAAACCTATTATCATTTTCATTGCAATTTCACCAGGTGAATTTCCTCCAAACATATATATATTATTTTAGATTAAAAATATTATTTAATATTTTTAAATTAATTATATAAAAAGTCCAATGATGAATCCTAAGAATAAAATCCCTATTGTTATCCAAAAAGGAAGTTTTTCATTAAAGCTATTAATTAAATTATCCATAAATCCTGTTTTTTCAATATCGCTTTTAGGTAATGTATATGTTCTATCTCCTATTTTGATACCATATGTATCATTATCCCATATAGTAGTTATTCTGACATTTTTGTTTAAATCTTCACTTTTCATAGTACCACTTATTTTTTTTATTTTTACTAATTCACGTAAAGTATAAGTTTTTTCAGCTGAAAATTTTTCTTTATTTGTTTTAACTGTATTTGTCATTAAAATAATTGCTACAGCAATTAATACAAATTTTTGAAGATCGTTCATGTATGTATACAAACATTTAGAAATTAATTTTTTTTAAATGTTTTTATATTATTTTACATTATTAATGCAATTATGAAGAAAAGAAATAAAACACCTATTGTAATCAAGTAAGGTAAATTAGTTGATCCTAAAATAGGTTCTATATATGTTAAATCATTTCCTGATAATGTTTCAAAAGTTCCTTCTGTAGCACCAGTTTTTGATATTTTATATTTATCATCACCTAAATTTTCTACAACTTTACCAGTATTTATAACTGTACCTACTTTCCATTCAACCATATCATCTTTTAAGAATCTTGTACCTACAAGTTTTGCAGTTGTACCTTGTGCAGTTGTACCTTGTGCAGTTGTACCTTGTGCAGTTGTACCTTGTGCTGTAGTTGTTGTACTTGGACCTTGTGCTGTATTTGTTGTACTTGGACCTTGTGCAGTTGTACCTTGTGCAGTTGTACCTTGTGCAGTTGTACTTGGACCTTGTGCAGTTGTACCTTGTGCAGTTGTACTTGGACCCTGTGCAGTTGTACCTTGTGCAGTTGTACTTGGACCCTGTGCAGTTGTACTTGGACCTTGTGCAGTTGTACCTTGTGCAGTTGTACTAGGACCTTGTGCTGTAGTTGTTGTACTTGGACCTTGTGCTGTAGTTGTTGTACTTGGACCTTGTGCAGTTGCACCTTGTGCAGTTCTACTTGGACCTTGTGCTGCAGTTGTTGTACTTGGACCTTGTGCTGCAGTTGTTGTACTTGGACCTTGTGCTGCACTTGTTGTACTTGGACCTTGTGCTGCAGTTGTTGTACTTGGACCTTGTGCTGCACTTGTTGTACTTGGACCTTGTGCTGCAGTTGTTGTACTTGGACCTTGTGCTGCAGTTGTTGTACTTGGACCTTGTGTTGCAGTTGTTGTACTTGGACCTTGTGCTGCAGTTGTACTTGGACCTTGTGCAGATGTACTAGGACCTCCTGGAGAATCTTTATATAATTCAACAGAACCAAAATATTCATACACAGCAAGATTACCAAAACTTTCTATATTTTCATAAAGTTTAGACATTAATATATATATATTTAGAAAAATAATTTTTTTATAATATTTTTTTTTACATAATCATAAAATTATTTATATTTTTATTCTTTTATCTATTTTTAATGATTTATATTTATTATATAAATCGAAATCTTTTTTATATATTTTTTTTAACCAATTAATGTTACTTTCAGAAATTTTTGATCTATTTATTTTTATTGTACTATTTGTTTTTTTTAGTGAACAATTGATTTTTAACTTTTTTAAAATATAAATAATATCATTATTAAAATTTTCAAATAAACATACATTTTCAGGATCTTTTATCCATTCACTTTGTGGACAAAATGTCCATTTAAATTTTGGTTTTTTTATTCCAATATTATGTGAATCATTTTTAATTAGATTCATTAAAATATTATGTTCAGAATGTTTTTCATTTTTTAAAATGTCTATCCATTTATTAGGAGTATCTATTCCCTTACTTATTAAATATTTATTAATAGGTTTGTTATTATATTTTTCTAATGAATAATAAACAGAAGATTCGAAACGATCAATTGGATCTCTAATAACAATAATTTGATTATTTATTGGTTGTGCAAATACATTTGTATTATGACCATTATATATTAAATTATCAAAATTCTTACAAATTAATTTTATAGAGCTTCCACCATTTTTTGGAATATGAATAAAATTATAACAATTTTTTGAATTATTAATGCAAATATTTTGGTGATTTTTTAAATAATTTATTCTTCTAAAACCCTCACCACATTTATTACAATAATTTTTTGACATTATATATGATATATTATAAAAAAAATTATAATGTATAATTTTTTACATAATATTACAATTTTGATCATTTTGATTTATAAAAGCTTTTTTTAATCTTTCATTTTCCAGAGTCAATTTTTTCATTTGTCTACTTAAACTTGTGATTGCTTCAATTTTAGCTTGATCTTGTTCAATTTTATTTTTTGCAATTAAATTAATTTCTTCTTCTTTTTTTAATAATCTTTGTTTTTCTTTTTCTAAATTTTCTAATAATTTTTTTTGTTGAAGTAATAATTTTTCTTTTTCTATTTGTTGTTTTCTTTCATTTTCTTCTTTTTCTTTTTTAAGTTTATTAAGTAATTTAATTTTTTCTTCATTTTCTTTTTTATTTTTTTCTTCAAGTAATTGTTTTTCTAATAGTATTTTTTTTCTTATTTCTTCTTGTTCTTTTAAAAATTTTTCTCTCTCTATTTGTAATTTTTTATTTTTTTCTTGTAAGAATTTCATACTTTTTCTTTCTTTTATTAATTTTCTTTTCTCATTTTTAGCTTTAATAATTAAAAATAAAGATGTTATTTTAATAGAAGCATTATTTATTTTGATCAAATATTTTTTAAATTTCCATCTATAGAACAATGTTAATATAAAACTTTTGGATTTTTCTACTTTTTTTATAAGTCTATATTTTTTTTGAATAACAGTAAATGAATTTATAACTGATAGATATTTTTTTCTTTGTCTAATCATTATCCACCAATTTTTTATTTTCTTTTGATTATATTCTTTTTTATAATATAATAATAATTTTTTAGCAATAAACATTCTAAAGTATGCTTGTAATTTAATAGTATTTGTTTTAATTTTATGATATAGTTTTTTAAATTTATAACATTTAAATAATGTTTGTAATTTAGTAGCAGAATCATGTGTTTTCTTAATTCTTCTTTTTTCTAATATATTAAAATTAATTTTTGTTAAAAAATATTTTGTTTTACCTAATACGATTAAATCATTAAAGTAAATAAAATGATATTGTTTTTTAAATTCTTCATGATCAAATCTAATAGGAAATCCACTTCTAGCAACACGAACTGCTTCAACAACACCATTATATCTTAGTTGTTCTAAAACTCTAGATTGAAAAAAGTTATTAGGAATATTTTCATCATTGGGTTTAATACATCTAATAAAATGTAAATCAGTAGTTTCAATATATTTTCTTAATTCTAGCAATTCCTTTTGAAATGTTTGTACAATTTTCTTTTTATTTCTTTTTATTTGTTTAATAAAAAATAATTCTTTTTGATTAATAAATTCTATAAGATCATCTGAAATTAAATTCTTATTTTTTGAAATAAAGTCATTAACTGAATATTCTACATAACCAGCATAATGATTAATACTAAATTTATTTTTAACTTTTTGTAAATTATCGCATTTAATGTATTCTGATTGATTAGAAATTATTTTATCAATAATTTGTTTATCTTTAGCATTTATAAAACTACTTACTTCATTAATGTAGGATAATAAACCATTTTTTCCTTGAATTAGATTAAGTATAGTATCATTATTTGAAAATTTAATTTGATCACAATTTAAACCTTCATTTAAATACAATTTTTGTTCTTTTTCAAAAATATAATCATTAAATAAATTTTGTAATGTTTCATTTGTATAATTAATACATAATTGTTCTAGACTATTATTTTCAAAAACTTCGAATCCGAATATATCAAGTATGTTTATTGTTTTTTCATATATATCATTAGTTAAAAAATTATTAATTTTACAAACTATAAAATCAAATAAATATTTGTATAAT